TGTCGTCCATATATCGCCCATAATACTTACAACCACGGACGACCTTACAATATGTGTCAACACGTGTCGGGAAAAACACGCCGGCAACCTGTGATATTTGCGACCCAATGCCCATTGACTTTGCCATATACCGTTTTCCCGTTTTTAATTCATGCGGTATCTTGGCATATTCCATTGAATTGAATACTTTGTTGTATAAGTCCTCGTCCGTATATGAAATATCAACACGAAATGACCGAATCATGCTGTCCAACAACGGCATTATATCGCCGTCCAATTTTTCGCCAAACGATTTCAACAATTCGTCATGGCGTATGTTGTCAAAGAATTTGCGGAAATCCACATGTAAGAAATACCCGTCGCTACCATGCCGACGGTAATACTTTCGCAAATGGGTTTCCAACCGTCGCCGGCAGAAATCCACGCCTTTGTTTTTCTGGGACGCCCCATTATCATATACCATGTATTTTTCCAATTCGGGCATAAGTATATTGTCGCACAATGCGCGTTGAACGACACGGTCGGCAATGCCCAATGCCTTTATACGGCGATTGTGTCCGCGTTCGTTTAATTCAAACTCTAAAAAATCCCCTTGCTGGTATGACCCGTTCAATAATTCCGTTTGTGTCTTTCGTATATTCCGTAATAGGTTTATTTCGTATTTTTGGACAGAACTTTTCCATATACTGCCCGCGGACGCTTTTTTGAACGCGTCAACCAATACGTTTGCGTCAGACAATTTTTCTAAACTTTTCATGCTTGTATATCGCTTATAGCGACGACAGACGTATCTGGTCGCGTCAATACATATATTTGCCTTACGGCGGGACATTTTCCCCTTTCCTGTAATTCGTGTCGGCATTTGCCTACACATAGCACGATTACACGAAATCGGGCGAACGACATTAGCGTTGGACGCGTTGTTGTTGTTGGCATTGCCGTTGTTGTTGACATTGCAGAAGTTAGAACCGCTGTTGATAGACGACAACCAAGCGTTGTTGCGCGATATGGAAAATGCCCCATAAAATCATTTCTTTTTGTTAAGCAACCGATTCCGCAGTTTATTATCGGATTTTCGCCAGCCTTTCAACAATGCGATTTCACGTTCAATCATGTCAACATATCGCATATATTTGTTCGCGTCCACCGGCATGACCGCAATGACGTATGCCATTTCTTGTAATAGGGTTTCGCAGTTCCCTATTGCCCGGTCTTGTCGCAAACGACGTTCCGTCCACTCGTCAATACACACGGGGTATATTGAATTGGCGGACGTTATATTTGCGAGTAATTGGCGCAGATTTTCCAAAATGCTTGTTCGCATTTCGTTTATCAACCAATCGGGGTATGATTCAATAATTGACGTGATTTGGTATTTTTCGCACAATTCCATAAACCGTTCGCCGTCCTCTTTGTCCATTTTGAACTTTTTTGGGTAAACTTGCGCATTTTTGTTTTTGGCTTTGACGCCAAAATCGCGCAACAACAAATCGGTCATAGTCGTGCGTAATTTTATCGCATTGTGAAAGAACTCTAAATCTGACAGACTGCGTTTGTTTTTGATTACTGACATTTTGCGTTCCTTATTTGGGTGATACATGGACGACCCCCACAAGGGGGGTCGGATTTAGGCGAACAGGAAATACGGGCGAACGACATAAGCGTTGGACGCGTAGTTGTTGTTGGCATAGCCGTTGAGGGCGACAAGGCAGAAGCTAGAACCGCTGTTGATAGACGACAACCAAGCGCCGTAGCGCGAACCACCCTTGCCACGGTGCGCAATGCGCATTTGAGGTTCCATTTGGAAATATGGCAACTGAATTGGCGCAACACGCTCACCCTCGCTGTTGTTGGCGTATATTTTACTGCCGTAAACCATACACTCGTTCATGAGTTCCACGCGGGCATTGTGCCATTGTCCTGCGGACGTTGACGTGGTCATGTATGTGCGGTGGGTCAAAATGTGCGATTCGCCAAATGCGTCATAAATCGCTTTGCGGTAAGGTTCAAGATTACCAATCGCGTATGTCAAGACGATTGTGTCGCCCTCAACCGGCGTGCCGGAATATGTGATACCATACGCGGTAAGGTCTGAACCAACAACGTTTCCGTCAAGCGTCCATTTGCTAGACGCATTGCGTTCAAACGTGTATGTTCCGCTTGTAGCACCTAATGTTGTGCCGTGGAACGTTTCGTAATCCGCGACAACACTTGTCAATGCGCCACCGGTTCCTGCGGTGTATGCCGGGCTTGCGATACCATGTGCGGCAGACCCATAATAACCACCGGTTGTGGTATTGCTACCGTTCATCTGCATGGTTGGGTAAAATCCGTTTTTTGGAATCATAAGCAAGTGGTGCGTTGTCAAACCGTTGCCTTGGTCGCCGACACCATACCAATAATCTATACCGGCAATGACAAAATCTTCTTCGCGTTCGGAATCCGAGCCGACCTTTACTTTCTTGGTGATATAATCGCCAACGAAAATATCGGAAAAATCACCGGCTTGAACCTTTGCGGAAAGTTCGTCAAGCGTGTATAAATTGGTCAAATCGCGACCACGGAACGTGGAATTGTGCGCACCGGATTCGCTGCCCGTTCCGTCGCCGACCGTTTCCGGCACGACAAACGTGAACGAACCGGCAGGAACGTCTGCGATTGGCACGACATTTGTTGCGCCACCCTCGGTTGACGAAACGCCACCCGCGGCGACAACTTGTGCGCCATTAGCAAAAACGACCGTATCACCGGTTTTGACTTCTGGACATGTTGCCATGTATTTTGAACCGTCGTATGTTGCGTCGGTAATTGGGTAAATACCGCGCAATTCTCCGCCCGCGCTCGTAATTTTGACCAACGTTCCTTTGATTTCGTTTGCGTCAAAATTGTCGGTCGCGAGGGCTGGGGTTGTTGAACTGATTGTGAAACACCTATCTGAAACAGACCCCGAGCCGACGGTCAATGCCGTCCGCGCGACGCCGAGAACCGGAACGCCTGCCGTAAGGTTTTTGATTGCCTTTACGTAAACGTATTCCCGACCCTCTGCGTCGCGAGTTTTGAACCCTAAGGGGAAACGGGGCGATTTGTCAATTTGTTCCAAAAGCCCCTCTGCCAGATTGGTTTTTTCAATGTTGTAAGACATATATTTTCCTTTCTAGCGTTAATTGTTGTTGTCGTTAGGCTTCAACGACAGTGACCGGGATTGCGAAACCGTATTTGCCGGACGTAAGTGGGGAAATCGGAACAACGTTGGTTGCGCCGCCCTTTGTGCTTGCAGAACCACCGGCAGTCACCACAGGTGCGCCGTCGCCAAATGCCACGGTGTCGCCCGATTTGACCTCGGAACAATGGCAAACATAATTCGTGCCGTCATATTCCGCTTCGGTGATTGGGAATAAACCAATCGCGGTGCCAGAACGGGTAATCTTTACCAATGTGCCTTTAAGTTCGTTGGCATTGAAACCGGTTGTTGTGAGCGTTGGGGTTGAGGCGGAAATCTTAAATCCACCGTCAAATGCCGAACTTGAAACAACGGTTGTTGCGCTACGCTTTACACCAGCAACGGCTGTTCCTGGGGTAAGGCTTGCGGTTGCCTTGACATACACATATTCGCGACCATTTGCGTCATGGACACGTGTGCCAAGTGGGTAGCGTGGGGCGTCGTCAATTTGGTTGAGCGAGCCTTCCACGAGATTCACCTTGTCATAATTGTAGGACATAATGTTTTCCTTTCGTTTATTGTTAAATAATCATGGGGTTTGGTCGGGGATTTTACACCCCGACCGGTTCGTTAAGACGCAACGCCGGTAATGCCGGTGATTTTGCCTTGACGACGTGGTGCGCGGCAAATGAGGTTGCCCATAACGATAAGCGCACCGATTTCGCCGAATTGGTTGATTGGCGACATAAATTCTTTAAGTTGTAGGAAACTTGGTTGTTTAATGTCGGAATCAACACCCTCGGTCTTGCTTGGGTTGCTGTCAACCGAGCGCAAATCGCTTGAAAGTAAGCGGTAGAACTCGATATAACGTTCGTTCAACCAGAAGAACAGACCGGCAGGGCATTTGTCGTCGGCAACGACCGGACGACCGCGGAACGAAAGCGATACAAAGCCGGTAAGACCATGTAATTCACTTTCAGGAACGGAAACGCCCATTGGGGTTTTGCCGGACACGCGGTTGTAGCCCTTAACACCAACGGTGTCATATTTGGCTTGAACCGTGCTGGTCAATAATGATTCATAAAGGTCAAAGATTGCCGGGGTTGTAAGGGCAATCGTTGGTGCCTCTTGTGCGCTACCAGCGGCAGAAACGGCGGTCATTTCGCTTGCGATAAGGGCAAGTGAGATATAACCAGAACCGGCGGCAGTAACGTCGGCTTTCGTGCCAGGAACGTCCGCACGGGTTAATCCGCCATAAGTGGCAGAGGTCGTGCCGTCGTCAACGATAAGACCAAGACCCTCAATGTCCTTGCCGACACCATTGCCATAAAGCAAATCGCCGATTGCTTGGGTAAGGGAAATCTTAGCCTCGTCAAGACGGTCGGTCACTAACGAGATTACTTGCTTTTCGGAATTGCCGTTGACGGCTTTTTCAATGCCCGGAACGACCACACTTTGTTCGTATGCCTTGACATACCAAGTGAGGGAACGGGTATTATTGGTGGTGCTTGTATCAAATGTATCAAGACCGTCAAACGAACCGCCGGTGGTTGAATTGGCGATACGAATTGGTTGCTTGATATTGACACCGCGCCAATTTTTCACGTTGCTCATTACGCGAGCAGTGAAGATATTGGAGTTGTTGACGAAATCCACAATGGTTGGGAGAATTTCATTGTAGGTAATCGCAGTCACTCTTTCACTAAATTGTGCCATATCTTTTTCCTTTCGTTTTATTATTAGATACTAAAAAGCCCACCCGCTGGGGGCGTAGCCTTAATGTTATTATAGCACAAGCGGAACGCATGTCAACACATTTTATGAAATCATTGCGTTGACGACTTTGACGGTTTCAAGTTGGGATTTGCCAGAACCGGACGCCGACCAATATATTTGTTGAAATGCCCGAACCGGCACGCAAAATGCGACCTGTATATTGGCGTTTGATTGGTTGTATGGTATTCCGGCAAGCGGGATTGTGCGCGACGAATCCAACCACGCCATTGCCGCATAACCGGCGGACGAATATGCCTTGCCAGTCAAAAACCCGGCGCTGTTGATTCGCGTTGACGTGTTTGACGCAATCGTCCCAATATCTTGCAGCACCGTTGTCCCCGGCGACATAATCGTCGTGCAGATTGTTGAACCGGAACGGGTGATTGCGCCGGTGTCGGGGTCAATAGTGACTCTCACGATACGATTATCGGTCAGATATTGAATTGTGATTGTTTGCGAAATCCCCATCATGTCAACAAGTTGCGCCGACGTAACTATTGTTTGCCCGCCCATGTCGTCCGTTCCGTAATACGTATTCATAATGATTGGTCGTCCGTCGTTTATTGCGGCAATCAACCCCTGCACGTCGGTATATGTTTCATTTTGCGTGGTTAATATCTCGGACGCGTCATACGGCGTGTCTTGAAAACACGTGCTGTTGAACAACACCGCACCGGCGTCAAATGCGCGCGCTGTCGTTCCGCGTTGACCACGGGTCACTGTCAATGTATTGCCCGAAACCGAACGAACCAAAATTATTTCTGAATTGGTATTGTTTGATAGCCCATTTGCCGGCGTAATTGTCGCATAGAATTTTGCGCTTGGTAATACGGACGCGGAATCAACGGTAATCGTTTCCGTGCTTGACGATATTGACGACGACAACAATGTCGCCGACAGATTACGTTTGTTGACCGGTATGTGTTCAACGTCAAATCCTCCTGCCATGCCATACCCCCTTAATTTTCATTATATTGAACCGTCAATGTTGCCGTGCCAGAATCGCCCGCCGCCGCGGAACTCGTCGTTTGAACTTGCGTTATAATATATTGTGTATAACATGTTGTCGTTTGGGACGACGCGTGGGACGTGCCGTTAGGACCACTCGTTGACAAATCAACCGACATACCGCTTGAAATTGCGGTTGTTGAAGTAATATCTGTGGAACTACCCAATGCAGATTTTGACGGCGTCGCGTATGTGGACGATATTTTGCCCTTTAATGAAATGCCCGTGCCAAGAGTTCCGGCAGTATGTGCGAATTTGACATTTGATATTTCATTGAACGTGCCGTCAAACTTTACATAATTGTATTTGTGATAAGAATTCTCGCCCGCGGCAACCGGTGCGGCGGCGCGTGTTGTCGTTGCGCTGTCGGCTGATTTCCAATCACAATTAGTGACGGTGCTTTCCGTTCCGTGTGCGGGACTTCCGGTAGCCGTCCCGTTTTGTTCATACCAAGTTGTTGTGGCTGCCATATTGTTTCCTTTCGCGAAAAAGTATTATGGTTTTATTATAGCACAAAAACCGAATATAACAAGAAAAACCGGGCATTGCGCCCGGTCGTGATTATAGATATTGTTTGTATTTTCCCGACGTGTAAACCGACCATGCGCGATACCCTTGCGATTGGTATATCGCGTGTGCGCATTGCCAATAATTTTCCATATTTTCGCAATGTTCGCGCCCAGGCAGGATTCGGACTTGTAATGCGCCAATGGAATACCCATACGTGCGCCCATTTTGTTGGTATGTCAATGAACCGTCGCCGACCGCGTCCATATTACAATGCGATTCGGCTTGGGAAATGGCAACCATTGTGTTTACGTCCCAATCGTCCCATTGGCTGACACGGGCGCGCACTAAATCACACCCGGTCAGTTGTTCTTGTGGGTCGGTCGCCGTGGTATTTGATACCGCGGGCTGTTCTTCGGTCGCCGACCCGTCTATTTTCCCTCGGAATCGGTGGTTGGGGTATTCTGTGCGGAATCTACACGAACCTCAACAACGTTTTGTGGAACGGACAATTTGACAATGTTTAATCCAAGCATAAGACCACACGCAAATGCGATACCGGCGGCAATGATTCCGGCGATAAGCGCGGTTTTGCGCACGTCTTTGATTTTGGTGCGTATAATGTATTCGGTCAATTCCGGCGATTTTTCAATCGCACGCAATTCGTCCATTTTTGCGTTCGTTTTGACATTAGATTTGGTATTGTTTGCCATAATTATTTTTCCTTTCTTGCGTTAATGTTTATGGTAATTCTAACTTACCACACCCATAAGCAAAAGTCAAGACTATTTGGGCAGATTCCGAGATTTCCCGAAATCTACCCCCGTTATTTCTTGCCCATTTCGTCGGCGATAGCGTCAACGACCGCGCGTATAATTCGCTCGCTTTCGGGATTTTCGGCAATGGCTGATTCAACCGCCTCAACGGTTTCGTTCGGTTCGGTTTCAGCCACCGCCGGTTCAGATTGTTCCAATAATTGTGCCAATATACCTGCCATTTCTAACTCCCTTGCCCCGCTGATTGTAGCATTGCCATGAGTTTTTGGTATTTGTCAGCCGCTTTCTCTTGTGAATCGGTAATTTGTGGAATCAGACCCATTGCGCGGTCAACGTCGCCCTCGGCAAGCGCACCGGATTCGCCCAACGCCTTGATAATCATTGACAACGAACCCTTTGCCTGTTCATTATAGTTTGCGGCTTGGTAATTATAATTCCCGCCGGTCAAATTATTCAAAATGTTTGTGATATTCCCGCCAATAAATCCTTGTGCTTGGAAATTGCCCATTAGCGTGTTCAAAATGTCCATTGCGGCTTGTTGTTTTTGCGCCGTGCCGGAATTGTTATTTTTCGCCGCCGCTTGTTGGCGTTCAACCTTTGCGTCCAACATGGAAATCATATCTTGAATCACGCTCGCTGCGCCGGAATCACCCGCCAATAATGCGGACATGTATGCGTTTTCCAAATCGTCGTATGAATAACCGCCAATGGTATATGCGTCGCCAGAAATACCGGCATTGCCGCCTAGACCGCCCGTGGTCGCGTTTTGCGTTCCAATTTGGGTGTTCATACCATTTCCGCCGTAAATCACGTCAGAACCGCCCGTAAGCGCGTTCAGCATGGACGTGTTGTCATAATTTTGACCGCCACCGCCATTTCCGCCGGCAAGTAAACCACCAAGCAATCCGACGCCACCCGCGCCACCGGCAATCAACGCCAATTTTCCTTTGTCGGACGATAATGCGTCTTTGGCTTTCAAAACGCCCTTTTGGACGGCTTTTGACGCCTTTGGCAATGGGTTGGCAATACCGGTATCAACACCAAGAACGTTCAACGTTTTTTCTGCCGGTGCTTTCAAACCAATAAAATCTTTCATTTGCATATAAGGTGCCATTTCGGAACGAACGGTTGACGCCGTGATTGCGTCGTCGGACATGCCGGACAATGCGCGGGCAACCTCAATATCGTCAATGGATTTGGCTGCGTCAATGAGTTGGTTTTTCAACCCAAATGATTTTGACACCGTGGACGCCGTATCGTCCAATTTGTCGCGGATTTGATTTGCGAATTTGCTCAAACGGTCGCCCAATATGGTTTGCGTTGCGTCGGTTGAACCGGACAATTTCAATCCCATATCACGTGCCGTGCGGTATAATTCGTTCGCTTGATTTGCGGAAACGGAACCTTTCAAAATGTCGTCAACGTCCAAACCCGCTTGTGCTAAACGTGTTTTTTGCGCTTTGGTGAACAAATTACCACCGGTTTTCTTTAATGCGGAAAGGTCAACACCGACGGCGGCGTTGTCCATGTAATCATACAAATTGCTCATTACGCCACCGTATGCGTTCAAACCGGCGGCGGATTTGTCTGCAACGTTTGCGAGGTCAGTTCCGAGGTTTTGGAAACGTGCCGCCATAGGGGTTTTCCCCAATACACCGTTGTATGAACTGTTTGCCATTTGCTGTCGTAATTTGGACGTTGCGCCCATTGACGTCAAATAATCGTCAAATTCGTTTTTGACAATTTGTTGTGCGGCGGTGGATTTTCCGGCTTTGGTTGTCGCCTTTGCCGCTTGTTTTGCGGTTTGTTTTGCCAAATCGTCGGAATAATTGGACGCCGCTTGTTTCACGCCTTGTTTTGCCGCTTGTTTTAATACGTCGTCGCCGTATGTTGACGCGGTTTTGCGGATTACGTCGTCGGCATAATTACCAAATAATGTGGACAATATACCCATGTTTAATAGCCTCCATAATAATTGTTATAATCGCTTTGCTGACCGCCACCGAGCAGATTGCTTAACGTCAAACCGCCCAATGCCGCGCCACCACCCAATGCGGCGGCTTTCCCTAATTTGGTTGTCGGCATAATACCCGCGCCAAAACTCGTCAACCCGCCCTTAATACCGGATTTTGCGCTGTTTATTGCCGCCATGTATGCGTCGTCAGATAAGTTCAACCCTGCGTTTGCCAAACCGGAATCCACAATGCGTTGTGCGCCTTTGGTCGTGATATTCCCTAATGTGTTGCCGGCAACCGGGACAGCACCGCCAATGGCTGCGCCAAAAGCCATGTCGCCCAATAAATCACCGGCGTTGGTGTTTTCGCCGTTTTGATACAAATTGTATGCGCCATTTTGTAAACCGCCAATCAACGCGCCTGCGCCGATTTTTGCGCCCAATGACGCGCCACGGGCAAGGTTTCCAGCACCGGTAAATGTCAATGCGGTATTTGCCAATGCGCCCAAATCGGACAAATGGTCGCGTTTATTCCACGCGTCCCAATTCCCGCCAATACCAGCACCCAAATCAACACCGGCTTTCACGGTTTGCGTAATTGGGTTGATAAGCGCACCGAGTAAACCGCCGTTGATAAATGTTCCACGGTCAACGTCATAATCGGTTTTCAATTTGCCGGCGGCGTCATTATACGAACCGGATTCAAATGCAAATGGGTTTGACGAGTATGCTTTCAAGTATTCGTCGGCAAGGTCTGCCTTTTGGCGTTCGGCGGATTTCCCTACAAAGAAATCACCCAACCCCGACCAAAAATTGTCGTTGTCGTTTGCCTTTGCGTCTTCCAATGCTTGTTTGTATGCGTTGTAATTTGACGCGTATTTGAACGGGTCGCCGCCATTTTGTAATGCGTAAATTGAACCCTTGACGTAATTGTCGTCGCCGGAATAATTTGCCAATGGTCGCATGGCTTCTTCGTATGATTTTTCGGTGAATAACGGTGTGTCGTTCATGGTTTATACTCCAAATAGATAATTGTATCGTTCGCTTGCCGGAGTCACTCGGTTGAAAGCCGACACGGTGTCCGACCCAACACCACGGGTGCTTACTCCTTGATTCCAAACGTCGTTCCATAGGTTCCAATTCGCGCCGTTCGCACCGGTATTTTCCAAGAATTGACCGGCGGAAATAGGATTGCCCTTATACAAATACGTGGCTTCGCCGTTGGCGTTTTCCTGCAATGAATAGCCGTTGCCGAAATCCCAATTTTTGTATGTCTTTTCGTTTTGCTTTGCGAGGTTGTTGAGATATTGCTGGACACGCAATGACGCGTCGGCGGCATAACGTTGTGCTTCCAATTCTTGTTGTTTCCATTTGTCTTGTAGATTTCCATACCAATACTGATAATCGCTCTGCATGTGTTGGTATTCGTCCTCATACATTTTCGCGTAAACGTCGCGCAACAGATTTTCTTGTTGTAATGCGTTTTGATACGTTTGGTTCGCGATATTGTATGCGTTTTGATATTGGTTCATTTGCGCGGTCAATGCGTCTTGTTGCGATTGGTAATTTCCGGCGGCAAGTTGCGCGGCTTGTTGTAATGCCACGTTTAATGCGGATTGGTCAACGGCATTTTGTTGTTGCCATGACGCAAGCGTGTTTTGGTATTTGTTCATTTGGTTGGACAAAGCCGCATTGCGTTGTGCTTGATTCAATACGACACCGGAATTGGCGTTGGTGGTTGACGGTAAAGCGGACATGGCTTGGTTGGTTGCCGCAACCGCACGTAATGAGTTTTGATACGTGTTTTTTGCGTCTTCCACGCCGTATTTGCCCTCGGCTTGGTTCATATAATCGCCATACGTTTGACGGTTGTTGAACGCCTCATTGTATGCGTTTTCATAATTTTGAGCAGCGGAACGGTCAGAACCATATTGGTTGTATTGTTCGTTCGCTTTGTTCGTATAATCAGAAATCTGATTTTGGAAATCATGCGAATAATTGGCTTCGTCGCCGGTGAAAGTGTGTGTTGTTTGTCCAGAGCCTGCCATATTGTTATTTTGTCCTTTCGTGCCACGGCTCGTGCGCCTATGCGGCTACTTTATTTTATTATAGCACAAACGGAAACAAAAGCAAAATAATTTGTCAATGCGACGATAAATATGCCAACCGACCCAATATACCACCGGCATTGACGATTTCGGCGGTCTTTTTTGCCTCTTGCTGACGATAATACGAATTGACCAATGATTGTGCCAAACGTTCTTTGCTTTGTCGGCTTTGTAATTCCAATTCCGCCATGCGACGTTGGTATTGTTCCATGCGTGCGGTGTTTTCGTATGATAATTGAACCATATACCGGTTGAACGCGTCCTCGGCTTGCGCCCGCGCATACGCATTTTTGATATTCGCTTGATTCCATTGCCAATTCCGATAATCTTGTTGGACGTCCCATTTTAATGATTCCGCACTCAACACATTTTCGGTCGCTTGTTGGAATAACCCGGTATTGGTTGCCCATTGTAATGACAATGATTCCAATGTTGATTTTTGTTCGCCGTATAATTTTTCGGCATACGCGTTGGCATTTTCGCGCGCCCTGTCCCATACCTCTTTGTTTACGTCAACTTGTTCACGTCGCGTGTCCATTGTTTTGCCCCATTGGTTTGCGGCGGCATTGTATGCCAATTCTCGCCGTTGTTGCGACATGACCACGCCGGAATTACGCGCCAACGTGGACGGCAATGCGTCAAGCATTTGTTCGGTTGCGGAAACGGCATATTTTGCCTTTTCGTAGTTTTCAATGGCGGTAGTCACCCCGTATTTGTTCTCGCCCTCGTCGTTCAATGACGAATAATCCCGCATATTGCCAAAAAACGTGTCATACGAATCTTGTGATTGTTGGCGTTTGGAATCAGCGTCGGAACGTTCTTGGATTGCGCTGTCAATTTTGCGTTGTGCGTCCGCAATACGATTCACGAACGATTGGTCATAAAAATCGTCCGCCGAATAGTGAACCGACGATAATTGCTTGTATTCGTTCCATATTGCTTGTGAACTTGTCATTTTACAATAACTCCTCTATTGGAAACGGACATAAATATACAGTTATATTATACACCGAACCGGTATATTGCGTTGATACCTTGACGCGCTCCTGTATGTCGTCCGACGTGCTACCGCCGTATGTGAACTTGGCACGACGGATTGTGTCCGACCATAAATATGTGCGGTAGAAATAAATGTATTCGTCGTCAATTTCAACGGAAATTGGGTCGGGTATGTAAAATTGGTTTATGTAATCCTGGTCATACAAAGGACCATACGGCATTGTCATGACGGATTTTGGGTATTCATACGCCCATGTGGTGTTCGCGAAATCCGTTGCGGTCAACATTGCCACCGGCGGCGCATACGACGGGTATGACGTATATGGAAACCATATATGACCGGTCATGTTCGGCGTCAATTCTTGACCGCTGTATTGTGACTTAATCAACGGCAACGTATAATCGCCGCCATACGAACCGGCGCGTTGTTTTTGCGTGATTTGGACACGAACCTCGGTATTTAATGAACCGGTGATTGTGGCATAACCGACCGGGCGGAAATTATAACCATGTTTGACCTTTTTGACCAATTCCTTTACATAACCCCAATCGGAGTTTTCGGCATAACCCCACGAATTTGACGGTGTTGGGTTCGGGTCGGAAATGCTCGCCGTGTGAAATGGCGACGTTTTGGCGTCGGTAATACGAAATGTTTTGAACGCACGTGGTTTGTGTGCCATATCAAACCCGAAAATCGGATTTTTGGCGTTGATTGCGACCTTATTTGTCGCGTCATGTGTTTTGAATCCGTAATCGCTCATGATATTGTAAACTCCTCTAAATCCGGCGCGACCATTGGTGTTCGTAATATAACCATTGACATTTTCGCCCGCTCAAACGCCGCACCCGCTTGGTCAATGAACTGATACCGACCGGCGACCGTGCCACCGACCTGACCCGTTGGGTATTCCATGAACTTTCCCGAACCGCTACCAGAACCGGCATAAAATCCAAACGGTTCATAATCCGTGATATTGGTGACTGTTTGCGAGTTGTTGTCGCGTGGAACTGCCCATGCGCATGTCGGATTCGTCCCCGGTTGTTCGTTCAACAAATCCGACGTCATGGATTTTTCGGTTTTGACCGCCATGACCAATTTTGATTGAATTGACGTGTTTAATCCGCAACCGCGTGTTTCGCCGGCTTCCGGCATGCGTTTCCGTGTGCGCGAAATGGATTTGATACCATAATTTTTGGTATTCCCGTCGTAATACGACGCTTTTGACGTGTATGGGTAATCCGCGTCTTCGCGTATGTCCACATTGGTCAACAAATAATACCCCGGACGGTCGGAAACATATTTTGATTTGAAAAACAACGGGACATACCCCAAACCATGATATATCTTGTATTGTTTACGCAACAAATGGTATTCGTAATCGGTTGTGTCCATGTATGTGTATGTAATGCCCGGTAAATATAGCCATTTTTCGTCCACGGCACAATTCCAATCACCCAATCCCTCATTTTGTTCGTCAACGTAAACCCACCCCGCCGGTATGTTTTGCGTTTCGTCAACCGCGACCACTTTGTTGTCCTCGGAAATAACTTTGACGATTTGGATTATACGCCAACCGGAATTGAACAACAAGTTTGAATCACCGGACGTTTCGGCGTCAAAACCATTACGTGCGACACGCACGCCGTAATCGCCACGCTCAACGGGTTTGTAATCGTTGTATGGTAGTCCGCTTGCCGTTTTTGACATAATCACTCCTAAAACTTGCCTTTACCATAGCCCATTACCATGACCTTTCGTCCGTTGGAATCCACGACTTGTATTTGCCCACGGACTTGTTGATTTCCCCGTAAATTACCGGTTCGGATTTTCCCGGTGTCAAAGCCGTATGTTTCGGCGTTTGCAGAAATTGGAACGTCAGAAACCGACCGAAAACCGTTTAATGGTTTGCGGACGGTGCCTTGACCCAATGGGCGGATTACGTCCGCCACTTTGTCGTTGTAGCCGTAATTGGCGGAATTGTAATCGCTGGACATTATATTTTCCTTTCCTCGTTCAATACCCTTATTTCTGCCGAAACTTGTTTAATGACCGGCGTTTCCATGCCATTTTCGGTCGTGCCAATGAACCCGTATTGGAACTCATGTATGCGTTGGTTGACTTCGCAACGGACAGAACGGTCGCCCGCAACTGCCGTGTGTGGACCTTTACACCATGTTTCGCCGTTGATTACAACGGTTTCGTATTCACCAGACGACACCGGTTGGACGTCGCCCTCGTCAATACGGAATATCGGCGTGATTGTCGTATTTTCCGGTAATGCGTCAAAGTATATGCCAATGCGCAAACTTTCCTTTTCCAATATCGGCGAACCGGCGTCATAGCATAATGACGTCCAATAAAATGTTTCCGCCGTGCCGGACAAATTGTCAACGGTTGCCAACGCTGGGTCAACAATCGGGTTGTTGTTTTCGTCATACGTGGTTATTTCATACCCGTAAAATAGAGTGTCGCCAAAATTATACACGCACCCCAAACGCAACGTTTGTTCGTCGGTGTTGTATTGTGGGTCTGCACCCGGTATGGTGTAATTATGTGTAAAGCAATTCGGGTAATTCTTGTCAATACTACCCCAACCGTAAATGCCAAAACGCGTCTTTTTGGACGTAGTTGTGGACGGGAAACCGACCAACATTATTTCGCGACGGGTTGTAATCATATTTGGGAATACGTCGGAAACGGTGTTAATGCCGGAAAACTCGCTGTCCGTTCCTTTCATGGTGCGAACCTTAATCAACTCTTTACCGCCGGTGTAAGCATACAATGCGCCGTTTATAATCACGTATGTAATGTTGGCGTAGTTGTAAATACAACGTGGCGACCCCATATTACACTCAATGCTGAAATTAGGACCGTCCGATTCGCCGTCCCAGAAATACAATTTGCCGGCTTGGAATCCGCGTGTGGAATCTTGGCTGTATTTTTCCGCGCCAATCACGATATATTCGTCTGATGTAGCGATTGAACATACCTCAAATCCGTCGTCCAAACGCAAACGGTGTGGCAGATACATTGTATCGTCAATATAATTGTGTAATGCTTGCCCTTGTAATTCGGCGACGTATTGACCATTGCCAATATACACCGATTTATACGCGGCAATCGGGTGTTTTCCATTGTATGTATTACATAATGTGTGTCCGTATGCTTTCAAGCGCATGCCATAATATAATGACGAATCAGTAACGGTTTGTAATTCCCAACCGGATTGCGACGCAACCACGTGTATGTGGTATTCACCGCCGGCTTCAATCAAATCGCCTGCCCACGGCACAACCGTCGTTTGGTTGTCAGCCGACATTGCGACGTTCGGGTTCGGTAATACCTCAAAATAATTATACGTCCCCGCGGTAATCGCTGACGCCGCCTTTGTATTGGATTCGGCGACCACGTTGTTGTATTGGTCATGAATCACAACCTTGATATTACCCGAACCTTTGGTTTTAATGTAAACCCCAACTTGCGCAACCGGTGAAATGCCCGGCAAGAATAATGCTTTGTCCGCGTTTGTTTCGGAAATGGTTGTCGGGCAATTATAATCATAAAATGTCGGTGTAATGTCGTCCGTCGCGTTTCGTGGCACGTCTGGGTTGGAAACAAAGTTGCCGGCATAATTGACCGTGATTGAATTGTCAATATATTCGCTGTTGTCTTGTATGTATTCAAACGTATTCGTTGCGCGTGCGCTGTTGCGTGGGTTTACAATCAGACCATACGAAAACAACGTGTGGCGTGCGTCCGTAAACCATAACGCGTCATGTTTCGCAAAATATACCAATCCATGACCGGACGACAATGCGGTGTTGTTGACCGCAGACACAACGTTTGACGCGTTTATTGAATACAATTTGCCTTTTTCGTCCAATGCCCATATCGTGCCGTCTTTGGTCTGTGCCATTGCGGTAATCAAACCGGTAATGACATTGTTGTCGTCAATTTCCCGTGATTGCGGCAAAACCGTCATTTGGGACGGTGATTTGCGCACGTCCAACGACACGCCGTCGTAATAACTGTTTTCAATACCAATTTTGCGGTCGGTTGATAATCCGCCATAAAACTCGGTGTTTCCCACCAATCGTGAACCCGTATCGCCAACTGCCATATTACACCCCCTCGGTTAAGGTTGAATTGGCAAAAACGTCGCCAATCGTCGGCATGCGTTTTGCGCCCGGTGTAATCACCCCCGAAACGGTTTTGTTGCCATAACGGGTTTTGTATTGTTCCATTGCCTGTTCAAACAACGTGCGATACATTGCCGCGGAATCGGTGTCTTTGCGCATTGCGTAGAAATTGAAACATGCGTAATTGACCGCCGCCTCGTGGAACTCCTCGGGGTATGGTGGAACTTGACCAATTTTGAACGGCGCGTTGGTTGCGTCGTTGCCCAAATAATTGTTTTCTAATTTGGCGTGTTGACCGTCAATCACTTTTTGGATTTTGTAATAATTCCCGTCCTTGCCGTCGGTGCGGAACGCATACCAATTTTCTTCCATATATGGTGCGAATACGTCAACGAGTTGGTTGTTGTCGTCGCGTAATGTGGATTCAATAGTGACGCTGTCTTGTGATACGTTAGCGGTGAACGATATATCTTCAACGCCCATGTCGCGTATGCGTGGTTCATACGCCACAATCAAACCGTCGGTGATATTTTCCGCCGGTGTTGGGTAAATCCCGATTTCGTCATTGCCACGAATAAAGAAATGCGTTGGGAACATACCGCTGTGTGGGTATGAGTTCATTTTGTTCCACTCATGTTCCGAACGAACCTCGGTCAACGGCATGATTACGTTTGAACCGTTGGATTGGCGGCAACGAACCTCGGCAACCCTATACATATCACTCGCGATTTGATAGTATTGTTTGCCCGACGTCAAATCCGCGCTTTTTTCCTTACGCGTCCACGGACGACGCGACGCATTTTGGAATAACTTGTCGGCGTTGTTGATATTCGCCACAATGTAATCCATTTCCTTTTCTTCGTAATGGATTCCGCATTTTTTGGCTGCCATTTGTTTTCGTTGCGTAAATGTTAGCATTTTGTATTCTCCTTATTGTTATTATAGCATATTTTGAATTACTCGCCACCCCCACCAACCAAGTATTGCTTGTAATGCCACGTTTCCGGTTGTTTTTCGTCCTTATTCCACGTTTCGGGCGTTTTCGTGGAATATGGATTGTCCTTATTCCACTTTTCGGGGTTTTCTTTTAATATGGACGATTCCGACCACGTGTCCGGCGTTGCCTTTGTGGTTTCGTCCCAATCGCTTGGCGCGGATTTTTCTGATTCCGTCCATGATTGTTTCGTTTTCGCGTTTTCCGACCAATCGGACGGTGCGGATTTTGCGACGTTGTCCCATTGCTGTTTTTCTTTGGCTGTTTCGCCCCATGTTTCCGGTTGTTTTTCGGGGTTGTCATAATTCCATGATTCCGGTTGTTTTGATTCGCCGTTCCATTGTTGCGCGGTTTTGTCGGCGTCGGATTTCCCCCATTTTTGCGGTTCTTTTTCCGGCATGGTGTCCACCACGCGAACAATACCCAATAAATCGCAATGACCGACACGATATATTTTGACGCGACCGGTGATTGTCGTTTGGTTTTTCTTTGAAACCTTTACTTGACCTTGAATCGTTGTCGTATTCGTTTTTCGGATTCGCACGCAACCGTTGATTGTTTTTGTGTCTGTGCGTTGAACGCGAACCACACCGGCAATCGTTTTGGTTTTTGTATGTTGAATACGTGCCGCGCCGGTAATCGTGGTTTGGCTCGTTTTGGCAATACGAACCACGCCGTCCAACGACGTTCGTAAATCGGTTGTAATGTTTACTTGACCGCCAATGGTGGCTGTGTTTGTATTTTCAATGCGAACCGCGCCTTGTATCGTTTCCGTGTTTGTATGTTGAATCCGTGTTTGACCGGTAATTTGTGTTGTTTGTGTTTTTTGTATTCGGACGACGCCGTTTACAGAAGTTTGGACGACAGAACCGGACGGAATTGCGCCGGCATACGACACGCCGCCGAACCAAACATTGCCGAATCCGCCACGCTGTGCCATTGTATTGACGTCCTTTCTTTATTATTCAATAACATAAATCATACCCATATTATAGCACAAAAACACCCCGACGTATTGCCGGAGTGTTTCATGTCTAGGTGGAATTATTTTTGACGTTCAATCACGTCGCCCGCGAATAAACCATAGCCACCCGTTGACGCCCACCCGTCGTAAACGGTCGGGTAAAGCATATATTTGGTGGATTTCCATGTTTTCGCATATTCGTTCATTGCCGCGCCCCACTTGATTTCACCCTCGCAACGTTTCATGATTGCGCCCAATGTGTCGCCCTTTTTGACCTCAATACGGTCGCAAGATTCAACAACCGGGGTTGGTTCTGGTTGTGGTTCGGGTTTAATGTATGACTTTGGACGGAACGCGCCCGCAAACGATTTCAACGAAATGTTGATAATGTTTGTCCTTGCGCCCATTGTGCTACCGGGGCAAAGACCGCCGCCTTGGTTTTGACCAAGTAATGCGATATAACCGTTGTTGTAATAGCCGATTGCCATGCCAACGTGTCCGTATGTTCCGTTATTGAAAATCACCCAATCGCCCGGTTGTAATTGTGCGGGGTCGGTAATCAACACAAAATCGTCGCCGGCATTTTGTTCTTTGCAGTTCCAAATACCTTTTGCCGCACCCGTTCCACACGTGGACAGATTGCGCCCGGCGTAATTTTGCCAATACAAATCCCCGAGGTCCCAACACTGTTCGTTGTAATAACCGTCGGTGTCCCAACAACCGCCCAATGTGTAGTCCTTGAACGCTTGTGGAGTTTCGGTTGGTGCGTAAATATAACGACCTTGTCCGCACTCCTCGCCCTCTGGACACTCTTTGGTGATATTGCTGGTGTCAACGGATTCAACCGTTGGCGCGTCAATGGTTTCAATGACGCCGTCCGCGGTTTCAATTTCCGTTGGCACGGATTCCGTGGACAATTCAATTTGGTTTTCCGATTCAATCTTGACAACTGTTTCGCCCTCGTCGTTGGTTTCAACGGTCAATACGGTTTTCCCAACCGCGCCGCCGAGAACGCCCAAAACGAGAATCACAATCGCCGCGATAATCTTTTTGATATTTTCACGCATATTTGATACTCCTTTCTTGGTTTGTTAATTGCGCTTATTGTTATTATACCACGTTCATAGTCTTTTGATAATTGTTTCCGTTGGTTTCGTTCCCCTGGAAACCAATTACAAAGCACACGACACGTTTTTTGCCCGTCATTACGTCCATTTCCATGTTGCGATAATATATCGGACGCACGTTGGTCAAATCACGTTTACACTTGAACCACTCGTAATGTTTGGTCGGGATTCCATATTTGTTGTTTTCGTCATAATACATGACCGGTCGTTTCGGGTTTTCAAACGACACCGTATATGCCTTGTCCTTATTTGACAATTTGAACTCCAACACCGGAACGTCCGGGTGTGATTCCACGTAATCCAAAAAATCCCGAAATGACGACGGGTTGTGGTCGCGTTTCGGGTCATGTTTTGAATACGTGTCGTCGGGTCGTTGACGCACAACGTGTCCGTTGGCGAATTTTGCCGACCATAAATACGAAAATAATTCGTAATCGTTTCGCATGTTATTGCTTACCTTTCCCTGCGCGTATGGCTTCCAAATACTGACCGTATATGTTTTCCGCCGCGCTCATTTTAGATTTTATTTCGTCGCGTTTATTCGTAAGTTGTTCAATTTCGCGCAACAATTCGCGTTTCCGTTCCGCCAATTCGTCATATTCTTGTTGTAAATCCAACAACGCATTGTTCCCTTGCTCAACGGAATCGTCAATTTGTTTTTGTGTGGCGCGCAGGAGTTGCCGCAACGTGGACAACTCCTTTCGCCCTTTGGTCAATTCGTTTAGATTAGGCGTTTCCACCGTCGGTCAACCCCAAATCGTTTTCCAACGCGGCACGTGCGTCCTCGTCTGTTTCAACGACCTTATTGCTTGCGTTCGGGTCATAAATGCCGTCATAAACTTTGGTCATGAACTCACGGAAATACACCATATTATTCATGGCTTGCGGGTCGCGGGTAATTTGCGCCCATTGTTTGAAAAAGCGTGTCAAACCGATATATGCTTCCCAACCCTGCAACACAACGGATTCGCCGGCATGTAATATACGGGTTTTTTGGAACTCACGACCGACACCATAAACGCGTCGCGTTTCTGCGCTTGGCTGTTCAACGCGAATATCTTTCGGGTCGGAATATACCCAACCGGTATTGAAATCAAACGGGTTTTTGATTCGGACAAGGTCGGTTGGTGCGAAATATGTGTGTAATATCTCGTCAATCGTCATACGACCGCCCGCGCCGCCGTTTGAGTTGTTTAATTCTGGGGACGAACCGGACAATAATTGTTCACGCAAAATTGCGTCGTCAGCCGCGTTCTGCGCGGTTTTTGGTGCGGACTTTGGTTTTGATACCGCTTTTGGTTTTTCAACGCGTTCTGGCGCGTTTTGTGCGGTTTCCGTGGATTTTTCAACCGTGGTTTCCGCCTTTGTCGTTTTTTGGCTGTTATTACTCATGGTTTTTCCTTTCTTAATCTAAATCTTGTAATACACGGTCAAGCACGTCTTGCGTTGACATGCCCGGACGGTAGTATTTGCGTTTATTGTCGCCGGATTCTTCCGCGGCGGTTTTATTGGTTGATTTGTTATTGCCCGCAACCTTTTTGGCAATGTTTTTTCGTTCTTCGTCGCCTTTGGCTTTGGTATTCGTTTCCGGTTTCTTGAAATCGTCCGGGTGTTCCGCACGGTATAATACCAATGCGTCATGGACGGACAGTTTGACGCCCTGTGCCGCGCGTTGCGCTTGATAACCCAACACTTTGTTGATTACGGCAACGGCGGGGTCGGTATTGAACTCCGGCGTATTTGGTTGTGATTTTGGCGTTGGCAAATCACCGGTCTTTTGTAAATCGGTGACTTCGCGAATAATGGCACGTGCTTGTTCACGTTGTTGTGCCGACACTTGTTGCTGTCGGGCTTGCCCTTGAATCGCATTTGCCATTTGTTGTGCCATGTTTTCCTGCGCTTGAATATCATTGGTATATTGCGCGCGGGCTTTGTCGCTTGCGAACTCAAAATCGTCCGGTAGTTGTTCCGGTGTCTTGATTTTGACGTCGCCGTCTTTACCACGCACGGTAATAAACGGCAACCGCGAATAAATAATCTTATTCATTGGTGGCATTGCGCCCCATGTGTCCGCGTCCAATTCTTTTGGTTTCGGAATCGCGTTGATTGCGTCCATGCGGCGTTTCGCTTCTTCTTCCGCCTTTTTCTTTTCGTCGTCCGCGTTGTCGTCGGATTTGTTTTTGGAATAACCGCGTTTTTTCGCAAGTTCCTCAAACTCCTCGTCTGTCATTTCGTCGGGGTTTTTCTTGGTTTCTTTTTTGTCGTCCGATTCGGATTCGTCATTGTCTTCGGAATCGTCGTCGTCAGACTTTTCGTCGGCGTCGTCGGTTTTTTCGTCGTCCGAATCGCCACCGTCGTTGTCGTCGGTGTTTTGTTCGGATTCGGTGTCGCCCTCGTCGTCGGCGTCATTGTCGCCACCGTCGGCATTGTTGGACGTATCTTTTTCGTCCGCGCCGTCATTGGTGGTGTCATTTTCGTTGTTCGCGTCTTTGGCTTCTTCACGTTCCAACGCGTTCAACGCAATTTCTGTCAAGTCGTTCATGGCTGATTGCCTTTCCTTTAAGTTGTTAATGGTTTAATTATATCAGACCATTAGCGAAATGTCTATTGCGCGCTTAATAATGAGCCCAATTCGCCGCCCGGTTGCGCCATTTGTTCAACCGGTGGAACGGCATTTTGAATACCCATTGCCATATCGCCACCCATTTGTTGAGGTGCTGGCATACCGCCTTGCGCCATGAGTTGTTCACCCGTTGGCATTGGTGGTTGTCCGCCCATTGGCGGCATACCGACCGGCATTTGTGGTTGTTGCGGAACCTCTGGAACGTCTGGCGTAACTGGCATATTCGGGTCAACCAATAATCCCGCCATTGACGCTTCTTGTAATTTGACACGTGTGGACAATAATTGGACTTCCTCTTGAATATGTGCCAACATTTTTTCTTGGCGTTGGCGTGGTGCGTATAGGAATTTGTCGGTCGTGATTTGCGCGCGGTGTGCCAATATATGTTCGGCGTCCACGTCGTCATGACCTTTTACGTCCTCGCCGTTCATAATACAAGCAAAGTCAATATATGCCATGCGGTTTTGGTTTTCTTGTTTGACGTCTTCCGATAATGATTCCGGCGACATTTTGAATTTGACCAATGTTTCATATCGTTGGTCGGCGTTCTTCATGCCGAGGTCTTTGAATAGGTTGTATGGGTCAATCAAACCAAGACGTGCCAACATCATTGCGATATTTTCTTGACGGTATTTGTCTTGTTTCATGGTCGTGCCATGTTCAACGGAAACGTATGCCACGTCCGGGATTCGTTCGCGGGACAATTCAACGGAAATGAACTTGCCGTCATTATCGCGACATGCGAAATTGTGCGGTTCGTTATACCAAACTTTGAACATTTGGACAAGTAATTTGTAATAACGGTCAAGCCCACGTTCCAATGCGCGAATAATTGCGTCTTGGCGACCGGACGCTTGCGACGTCACTATTTGCGTTTCACCCAATGTGGATTGCGTGGAATCGGTTGACCCACGGAATTGTGCCGGTGTTCCCATGATTTCGTGGATTGCGTTTTTGACGTCTTGTTTGTCGTTCAATACATAATTCGGCAATAAATGTGGTTCAATACTACCAAACGAACTTGTGATTGGCTGTCCTTCTTCGGTTTGTAATAACAGAACTTGGTTCGGGTCGCGCGTAATGTTTTCCGCTTCGTCCGACGTAATCGCATTGGATTTCAACACCAAAATTGCGTTTGCGGTGTCGGCATTTTCAACGATTTGGCGACCGCGTTTGTTCAAAATATCTTGTAATGGTATGGCTTGTTCAAATGGCGACGTTTGGTCAATCACGTGCGAGCCGTCGTTCATATAATTGAACAAAACGTATGGTTTTTGCGCACGTGGCAAATAATTCGTCACTTGGACGCCGTCTTCGTCATACAAATAATTCGGGTTTTTGGATTTGCCCAACATAAGTTCGTCCATATACCATGCGACGCACTCGGTTTCGCCGTCGTCGTCAATTTGGGTGAACCAAACCTCTTTATACGCATAAATACTATTCATGAGTTTCGGCGTTTTGCGGACGCGGTCAACCTTTTCCATGATTTCGTTTTCTTTTTCCGGGAACATGTTTATGATTTGTTGTAATGTCGCTGAACATAATTCGCAAATAAACAATGGGTTGTCGCCTTGTTTACATGATTTGTCAAATACAATCTTTTCCGGGTCAATGGCACGTGGCACGACGTCCTGCATTTCTTCGTCCCAATACAATTTCAACACGCCAACGTATTTCATGAACATGGCGCGTTCAACGTGTTCAATTTTTGTTGCCAATTCGTGTTTTTGGCTGTGGACGTTCAATGCCCACTCCAATTCTTCCGCCATTGTCTTTGATTCCGTCGTATCATTTGCCGGTAATACCTCGGCAGACGGGTCTTGCGACGTGGTGTATGCGGTAATGGTTTCGGTTGCGACGAACAACTCGTTGTCAATAAATGGAACTTGGAAATTATACAATTTTGATTTGTCAATTTGGCGTCCGAGGTAGTATTGGTTGTTGCGTTTGCGGCGTTCGGTCAAATTATAGCCGGTTTTGTCGTCCCAAAACGCTTGTGATTCCTTTTCCCAACGCTTAAAATTGTTGATAAGGTCGCGGTCGGGAACGTCAATGGACAATACGGGCAATTCTTCCCGCAACCCGGTTTCGCGATTTTGATTTTCATTGTCGTCGTAATCGTTCATAATGTTTTTTCCTTTGATTACAATTATAGCACAAACGCAATGTTGTGTCTAATTCTTATCGCAACGGGGGTGGGAATAAGAAAACGGGCGGTCATTGACCACCCGCATAAAACTTTGCGACTACGTCGCGTTGCCATTTCAACACTGATACTGTTGCCGGGCATTTTCCGTCCCATAATGAAATCAACAAATCCAAGCGTTTTTCCACGGAATCGTTGACAATGTCAATCGCGCCGATTTTTTCCAATCGGACAATTTCATTGTATGCCATACGGCACTCCGCACCGTTCGGGGTTGGAACGTCGTGTATTTTGGCGTGTATTTCGCGGTGTAATGTTGCTTGTGGTATGTATTTCCCCATATATGGGTGTTGCCTTAACAATTTCGCATACCCTTGTTTCCAATGCCTACCTTGAAATAACAAATGGTGGAAATCCTTGCGGTTGTAATCAACGTGTGGTTTCCGTTTGCGATTGCGTTTCTTGCTCACACATAACACCCCCTTCCGTGAATAATGGCTGATAATGTGCGCCGATACCGGTTATGTTCTATTATACCATTATTTTTGGAACAAAAACTTATAAATACAATCGCAACCACGACATTTTTGTTCAACCACGTTCATGCCAGAAACCATTTCGCGTTGGGTTTCCGGGTCATACCCGTCGCCAAACGATATGGATTTGACGTGCGCATTGACCTTACAAAGCATGCGCGAACAGTTAATACAACGTATTTCGCACAATTTTGGCAGGTCGTCTTCATATAACAAGATTGTAATTGGCTTATTTTGTTTCATGCCACAATTATACCACAACCGCAATAAAAAGTCCCGCCCGAAACTGCGAGGAACGGGCGGGGTTGTTGAGAATTTGTATGTTTATGACCAAATAATTTTTATTTTGTAAGTTCGGCGCACAATGTCGCGTGTGCCGTAGAGTTTATTGGGAGGTGTGTTTACCTATAATGTGCGCAACGCTCATTGGTGGGTTAATGACCATTGTGATTCCATTATATCATTTCGCTTGTGGTTGTCAATGGGTTCGCCAATCACCGCCCGTGTTTCGGTTGGCTTTGCGCACCATTTCGGACGGGTCAAGTCCAATATCGCCCATTGTATCACCCGACATATAGCCGGTTTGTGGTTTCCCGACCAATTCGGATTTGTGGACAAGTTCGCCGGCTTTTCGCTCGGACAGCCAACGCAACCCATACGACCAACCGTCATACGGGTTTGTCAAATCGTGGTCTGTTTCCACGTCAATTTCTTCTTTGCGTGTTTCGTCATACACCAACGCCGGCAATACTTGAATCAAATGGCGACATGATTTGAATATCTTTGCGCATGGGTCGGCTCGCAAGTATTTGTGCGTGGCATGTTGACGAATCGCACGTGAACCCGCCTCGCGTGATATTTTCTTCATGATTGGTTGTTTGTCCGGTGGCAATTTGTTCAATTCCGCAATAATATCGTCAATCGGCGACGATTTGCCGTTTTTCCTGTCTTCCATATCGGACGGGTAAACGAAATAGTCAATCCGTTGTTCGGACGTTTCCAAATACTCGCGTATTTCCGAACCCCACTCGGACGCCAATTTTTGATTCCCGACCATTTCCTTATACGTGATTGGTCGCCCGTCAATCAACGCGGTAAAATATATCGCCGTGTCGTCGGAATAACCCCAGTCCATGCTTATTATTTTCACGGCGTCGTTGAATTGTTGCGTGGTCGTGCCAATGTCCGCAAAATTGTTGATTACGTGTTTGGAACGGTCAAACTCGGTAAATACTTGACCGGCGAATACTGACCAATCGCCATGTCGCCATGCGTTGTATAATGCTTCGTCGGTGGTTTTCAAACCCTCTAACATTTTCATGTATTCCGGGTCGTTTTCGGTCAATATCGGGTTGTCGTCAATCGTTGCCGGCACGAAACAACGCCACGTTTGTTCCACTTTGTCGTATATTTCGTTCCACACGGTTAGACGTTTTTTGCCGTCGTCCGTTTCCCACGGGTATTGACGTTGCCACCATTGGACGCGGTCGGATTCCAACAACACGTCGCCGTTGTCCAATACCGTGCGTTCGTATTCGTCTTGGTTCACGTCAATCGGTTCAACAAATCGTTTTTTGACCCAACCCATACCCACACCACCGGGGTTTGCGGTCAATATCATTTGCGGTTTCAATTCCTTGTATTTGGAACGGCACGACGACATGATTTGTTTGTATAATAATTCGCTTGGAATCTGCGTCAACTCCTCAATCGCGATACGCGAGAATTGCTGACCCTGATATTTTATGAACGACGTTTTGTCGTGTAAATGACCACCACGAATCATTGCGCCTTTGGCTTGTAATGCGTTCTTGCCGAAACGCAACACCATTGGCGAACGACGCACGACAACGGACGCATATTGGTATAATTCCTCACAACGCACGCAGTAATCGGTCAAATCGTCCGCGTTCTTACGCAACACCAAACCTTGAAAATGTGGGTTGCCGATTCGTTCCGCCATGACAATAATTGACCACTCCGTTTTGCCTGGTCCTCGCGCGCCGCCAAAAAGAATCTCACGGTATTTGTCCGTAAACATTGTCAATCGGCATGCCAACGTTTGAGGTCCCGGTAATGGTGTCCAATACCCCGCCGCCTTTGCCGCCGCAACTTGTTTTTTGTCAACCGGCGCGAATAAATCCATGATAATTCCTATGGCGTAAATACACCCTTAATAAATGCGTCTTTCGTGTCTTGGTCGTCGGTCAAATCCACTTGTGGTTGGATTGGTTTGCCGAATATACGGTCAAGGATTTGCGACAACGTATTCATGCCGTCTTTGCCGGACAATCCACGCGCCGCCACTTGTAATACAAATCCATATTCGCCCAATTCCTCACTCGACGCGTCCAATATCGCACGTGCGTCGTCTTTGGACGAACACAACATGGCTTCATACAACCGTGCGTATATTTTTTCCTGCGCGTCCTTTGGTATGGATTTGATTGTATTGACCCATTTTGGTAAACGCCCACGATTCGCCGGTTGGTTGGTTGAACTGAATTGCGTTTTTTTGCCTTTTTCAAGGTTTTTCATACGTTTTTGAACGCCGGACATTTTCGCCGTTTTTTCACCGTTTTTCGTCATACCCACCCCCTATACGGACACCACACAAAATTACCCGTTCGTATTGACAGAAAATTACCGCATTTTTTCGGCATTGTCCGCGTCGTAATGATTACCGGAACATTGAGCCGAACGAAACCAAACGCGGTCGTTGGTTGTATTTTTTCGCCAATTCCCGTGCTTTGTCGTTGATTCGTTTGATTACCGGTTCGGCTTGGATTTTGGCTTGTTCGTATGAAATGTTGCCCAACGCCAAATCCATTTTGATTCGGTTGATAATTTCTCGGTTTTCTTGCGCTTGTTTTTCCATACCCTAATCTTATCATAGGGCTTATGGGTGCGTCAAGGGTTTTATTCGTCGTCGTCATTTTCAACCTCGCTTTCCTCGTCCACAAACTCCGGGAAATTGTTTTTGATATTTTTTGGATTCCCTTTGTAAAATACAAGCACGTTTTGGTGGACCTTGCAGACCTTGCGCGACGCATTGAATTGACGGGACGCCCGCATTGCCGCGGTTGATACCGAATTGACCAATATGATTTCGTTGTAATACACGCACCCCGCGTCCACAAACGCGTCTATGGTGTCTTGGACGAATCCGCGATACTCCCCCCCCCGTTTGTTGTCGCGAACCTCGCCAACCACGAATACCGCAAAACGGTCGTCTTTCAAATGTAATACGGCTTTGTTGATTATTCTGCGATATGTGCTTTTGAATTGGTCATACGACATATTGGACAAATCTGCCGGGTCGTCCGAATATACCTCTAAATCTGCGTATGGTGGGCAACTGAATATCATATCGTATTCGCCCTTTAATGTGTCCAACGTTTTGTCCGAATCGCCGGTAATCCAATCCGCCGGTTCGTCGTCCGGTGTCAAAATGTCCTCGGCTTGTTTTTTGTTGGCGTCCACCTGTTCGCCGCGTAATTCCAATCCGGTGTATGGGTGTCCGGTTCGTGCCGCCACGATACCACGCACAGAACCGCCCGCAAATGGGTCAATTACCGTGCCGCCGTCCACGTTGAACCAATCATACATAAGTTCGCACAAAAACGGGTCAAATACCGACGTGCCATTGGATTTTGTGCCGGCGCGTTCCGCCATATCTGCGAATCCGCCCAACAATCCGCCGTCGCGTCCTTGTTCGGATTCAATACCCAAATCTAACCAAAACTTTTTGCGGTCTTGCCAATAACCCTGTCGTGTTTCCAATACGGACAATGGCGGTGCGCCAAACTTGCGAACCAACCCGCCCGTGTCCGGGTCGTCGTTGTCGTATTCCTTTTCTGATTTTGGCGTCCAATCGGTTTCCAACCCCCAACCGTCCAAATCCAAATCGTCCCAATGGTTCGCCAATTCGTCCCAATCCCAATCACCGTTTGCGATATTGTCTTTGATTACGAATTGTCGTTTTTGTTCGTCGGTCAATCCGAATACTTGTTTGACCGGTATTGTTTCGTCGCCGTTCGCCAACGCCGCCTTTACGCGTTGGTGTCCGCCCAATATAACATTGTTTTCGTCAATGACGACCTCGCGTATGTCCAACATTTCGGGAAATTCTTTTAATGATTTCTTTAATTTCGCGAAGTCTTTTTTTGATATTTGACGCGGGTTGTGTTCCGTTTCGGTCAAGTCCGAAATACGGGCGTCATATATTTTCGTTTCAAGTTTTGCCACGGCTGCCTGCCTTTCGTGCTTATTTTGTTAATGTTTATGGCTTAATTATAGCACTTTTCGTCAATTTCACAACCAACCAAAAATGCGCCCTCGCAGTAATGTGGCGCATTTTTAGACATATAAACTCTCAACGTTTTGTGTAAGACGTGGGTTGGTGATATTTTGGCATTTTCCCAACCGCACAAGGTCATACACTTGCCATGACCCCGTAATATCAACGTTTGGACACCGAATCTTGCTTGCGCATATCTCGGTGGGTCATGTTTCTATTCTATCATACCGTTTATGTTATTTCAAGACCTTTTTTGGCATTTTCGTTTGACTTTTCCACAGTTTCGTTGTCAATATACGTTGTTCCCTTTGCCAAATTACATTTTTTGTGTGCGAGTTGACAGTTTTTGTAAACCGTCGCACCGCCCAATGAACGCGGTATAATATGGTCAATCGTCAATTCGTATTCATGTTCAATCGGTTTTCCGCATAACGCACACACCATACCGTGTTCGGCAACCAAACGTTGACGAATATATTGTAAATGCCGGCGGTCGGCTGTTGCGATTCCATATCGCACCCGTGCGCCGGTGGTGTATTTCTTAATCATATCAAAACACCTCGTCGTCGTCAAATTGGATTCGTTGCGCATATTCTTTGACAAACGCAATCGCCTCGTCTGCACCATAACATACTTTGGTCGGGATTCCGGCGCGTTCGTAAATCTTACCCCATTTGCGCTGTTCGGTTGACGTTGTTGACCCGCCACCGCGTTGTCGTTTCATTTCAATTCGCAATTCCTGGTAAGTTCCAATTTCGCCGTCCACGTCATATATCGGCACAAACAATTCGTAATCCCACACACCACGCTTTTGACCCATGCGACGCAATTTCGCCCCACGAATCACGGCGTCTTTTTTGGACGACCGCGATTCATTGGCGACATGGGCGTATTCAATGTCCGGTGCGTATTTGTCCAACCAATCCACGAAATTAAAGCACTCTACGTCCTCAATCGGCACGGTCTTTTTGGACTTTGCCGTTTTTCGCGTTTTAGCGGGCGTTCTGGGCGTTTTTGAACGACGGACGGGTGTTGATACCTTTTTCGTCGTTCGGACGCCCACACGACGCGCTGACGCGGTCTTTTTAGTAGCCATACTTAATATCTCCCGTGATTTCCGCCATTTGGCGGACGTGTGCGCTTAGTTGGTTGTATTTGTTGGCTTCCTCGTGTAATTCAATGTGATTGCGTAATGAACGGTCTCCGCGTTCTGCGACCTCAACCTCGGACAATTTTTTTTCCGTGCGCCAAGTTTGTAATATCTTTACGCCACAATACGGACAATCCACGCATGTAATTGTTTCAATTTGTTTTTTCATTTTTAATCCTTTACTATTTTGTAAATGAATACCAGCACGGAAATAATCGCTACAACTATTGCCCAAGTCAAACTTATTTCAAATGTGATATTACCTTCCATTATTTGTCCCCTTTCGTTTGTCGCAATACTCGTCAATTATTCGTTCCGACAATTTTTCAACAACACGTTTCCGCAACTCGTCGTCTGAAATATATGCTTTTTCCATTACGATTGCGCCATATTTTTCAATGAATTGGTCGGACAATTTGTCGGCGATTTGTTCACACGTCAAATCAAGGATTTCGTCGCGCAACAAATCCATTGTAAACTTGTATTTGATTCCTTGTGGGTCGTCCATTATTCTACCCTTTCCATTTTATCAAGCGGGACTGCCCGCATTTGGATTTGTTTGCCTTGCTTGGTTGTCATTGGCTCAATCGGTGATTCGCATATTGCTTTGTTTGATACGTGATATATTCCTTTGTATGCGCCATATAGGATTTTGACGTCAACGCCCGTCCCACATGGTAAGCGATATTTTGCCAATAACACGACCCGGTCGCGGTATCGTGGTGCTCGTATTTCAATCATTTTGCGTTCTTTCCTTTCTTTGCCGACCGTAATTCGGCGGCTTTTTTGCTTGCTTTGATTGCGATTTCGCGTCGGCGTTCGGGGTTCATTTTGGCGAACCCCTTTGCGACACGGGCGCGCCCGCCCTTTTGTCCTGCCGCACTTAATGCGGCGCGTCGTTCAATACTATTCATTGTCAAACCCCACACGGCGGATTTCGTAGTATTTATCAAAACCCGGCATTATGCGGCGCATTGAATCCACCTCGTGTGCGGTAAACCAATCACGGCGTTTGTTGTTTTCGCCGATATGTTCCAAATGTAATACGTGGTCGGTTTTAATAATGAGTTTCCCGGCGATTGGGTCTTTCAATAATACTTGGTAAACCGGATTCCCTTTGCGCATTTTGCGTTGCGTCATAATGATTGTTTGGCGCACTTGGTGTTCAATGATTGTCGCAGCCTTACACTCACCGTATGCGTCAATCAAACCTTTTACCGTGATTGGTGTGTCTAATTGTTTTTTCATTATGCGTTCTCCTTTTTGTCGTCGGTTTCAATTTCTTTCACTTCAACCTTTAATATCGCCTCACGTGCGGCAATGAAATTGCCGTCGTCAAAATCGCAAAATTGTTTGCGCGTGTCGTTTAGTTTGTCCTCGCGAACGTCCCAATTATATCTTGCTTTGTATTCGTAGCATGAACCGTCCCGTAAGGTCACTTTGATTTCATATTTTGATTCTTGATTTTCCATTGTATTGTCCTTTCTTTTTAATAATTTGCGAACGGATTATTGCCGCCGTCGTCCGAACCCGACCCAAATATCGCGGCGAGTAGCAACCAACCGATTATGATTGCCAATATTCCCATATTTGATACTCCTTTCTTGCGTTTATGATTATGCTTTAATCTTATCATACCCATAAACCAAGTCAAGCCCTTTCGGGCTTGTTTTTGGTTTATTTTTCGTCGTCGTTTTCCACAACGTCGCCCTCAACAATGTCGTTGGCGTTTTCGGATTCCTCGGACGAACCCAACGACGCACCGTCAACGTCAATGTTGCGCGGATTGTCCATGTAATTGCCGTCTGCGTCCGCTTGGTCGGCGTCAATCGCCTTGCGCAATACGGAATCAACGGACAATGGCGCATACCGGTTCAATAATAGTTTCAACACGGTTTTTGACGCCATTGCCGGAAAATCCGTCTTCCATAATGCGTCGGAACGATTGAACGATTTTGAGTATTTTTTGCCATGCGCGTTCAATTCGTCCACGGTCATGTATAATGATTTTTCAAAACCGTTGGTCAATCGGAAAAATGCGATATACCCGACAACCTTTGCTTTTTCGCGTTCCGCGTCGTCGTCAATCCACTCAAATACGATTTCGCCGGATAATCGGTCGCGTCCTTTGATTTCTCCCTCGCGCACGTCGGTCGTGTTGATTGTCTTAAACAAACCGGAACGCTGTGCGAGTTGGACAAAACCTTTCCAACCGATTTGTAATTGTGGTTGATTCCCGTATGGTATGACCCATGCTTGCCCCAAATCCTTGTTGATTGGTAAATCCAACGACGCCGCCATAAGACACGTGTTGAATATGTCAACCGGATTACATTTATTGAAATTGGTGTTGGTGTTTACCAATGCCAATACCGACGAAATAAATTGTGGTGTGCGTTTCCCCAACGTTTCCTCAATTTTTTTCTTAAACGCCTCGTTGTGGGCGTAATCCGCGACGGTCAACGCCCGTTTCGCGGTGGTTGTTTTTGCGATTTCATTTGCCATTTGATACTCCTTTCTTTAATAACTTAAATCGCCTAATTCCACCCAATCCTCAATCAAGAAATTGGGCTTGCGGTCGCCAAACTCTTTAATCGCCGCCAAGCACGTATTCAATTTGTCAATGCCGTGGTTGACGAACTCTTGGTTGACGCACATATATTGGACACGATATGGTGGGACGGTTTCCGCCACGCAAAATACGTATTTCACAAAATCCATGTCGGATTGTAAATTACGCCCTTGCGTTGCCGCCGCAATGACCGAATACGTTGCGCATTGCAGGTCATAATGGTTGCGGAACACCCGGTATTTGAACGCGTCAAATTGTGCGGTGGTTTTCAAATCCAATACCGTTATGTAGTCGCGACCCTTGCTAATCTTTAAGGCGTCGGCTTTACCACGCACCGGTATTCCCGCCAATACTGCGTCCATTTCCACCTCGTGTTGGATTCCCTTGCCAAAAATGTAATCTTTGGAATATGGGTGGTTTTTGATATTCTCGGCAATTTCGCCAATCATGGCTTCTTCCGCCTCGGTCAAAATGATTTTACCTTTCGCAATTTGTTCTTTTTTCCACTCTTGCGATTCCTTTGTGCGGAAATTGTCGTATGGCGAAACGACGTATTGTTCGTCGCCGCCAAGTATGAATTGGTGAACCAATGACCCAATGTCAATCGCTTTGGATTCGGGTGCGGGCAATAAATGATTCTTCTTTGCCACCGCGTAATCTATGCCGGAATCCAAAATAACTTTCATTTGGGAATATGACCACTCGGGGCGGTCGTGATATTCCGCCCGTTTTTGTTTGGTTTGTTCCGTTAATGTTGGCATATTGTCCTTTCTTGCGTTTAATGTTTATGCTTCTATTTTACCATACCCATAAGCCACGTCAAGACTTTTTGCGTATAATTTTCCATAAAAGTTTTCCACCAAAATAAATGACGGCGGCAATCGGTAATACTACCGTCGCCACCGCCAATACGCAACCCATATATTCGGCGAAATCGTCCCACGTGTAGATTTCCAACCAATCAAGCATTATGAATCTCCGCGTAATATTCCCGGTATATTTTCACGAACGCCGCCGCGATTGCCGAGAATCCGTTTATTTCGCTCATGCCGGACATTGACATATATGTTTTGTCGTATTTGTAATCAACCGTAATTCCAATACTGCCGTGGATTTTGCCACCGTATATTTCCCACGCGAATATCACGGTTGCGTCGCGTTCGTCTTTGGTTTTGCGGATTATGTAAACTGGCGATTGGTCATTTATCATTTGCGATACAATTTCTTTTTTTGCCCATTTATCGTCATTGCCAATCGCCGTTCCCAAATTGACCATTGTTTTGACGAAATCCTGCATTAGACCGTCCATTATTGAACGTTCGTTGCCGTCAATGTTTTCAATCGGCAACACAATATCTTTGTTGTATTTCATTTGTTGGACTCCTTCCACGTTTCAAAATCCATTGGTTCTTCTTCCGCCGGCGTTTCGTCCAAATATTCTTCGTATTCGTCGTAATCGTCAACGGTTTGTTCAGCGATTTCCAATAATTCCTCAAACTCGTCGCGTTGCGCCAATAGCCAACGCGCGTCGTTTACGTCATTTTTTATGTCATACCCGCCGTGGCGGATTATTTCGTCTAATGATACGCTCATTTTAATAATTCCCTTTCATTGCCTCGCGGCGTTCGTTTTCATATTCCATTGCGTCATTGTCGCGGTCGCATATTTCTTCCGCGACGTCGTCCGCGATTTCGTCCATGATTCGTTTTGCGGTTTGTTCATACCATTTGTATTCCAATGCGTCGCCGTCATATTGCGCCAATTCTTCGGCAATATATTCCGCCATTGTCCCGTCATAAATGTCGTCAGTTTTCAACGCTTCGGATTCAATGTCGTAATGGTAGTCAATGACCTTTTTGACAATGTCCAAATCGCTTATGATTTGTTGAATCCCGCGGTATTTTAATTTTGATACTTTCATGTTGCGTTCCTTTCTTGCGTTTTAATTGCTTATGGTTCTATCTTACACCACCCATAAACCATTGTCAAGCATTTCGCCACCCCCGTTATACAAAAAAATAAACGACAATTTTTCGTTTATTTCGTGGCAATTTTCGTTGGGTTTGTTTTGCTTGGCTTAAATTGTTCATACCATGACATGTATTCGGCAACTTGGCGTGTGATTTTCCCATTGCCACCGTTTTTGTGGTAAATGGTGTATTCGTCTTCAATGTCGGTTCGGTTTTCCGGCATTTTACCCAAAACCTCGGCACGGATTATGTCTTGCGTAATCATATTTTGGATTGACGATTTGGCGTCGGCGCGTGCGTCGCGTCGTTCCTGGTCTTTACGGTCAATGTGCCGTTGTTTATTCAAATAAATGGTGGACAATGCCGTCGCTGTGGTAGGTATAATCGCAATCAAAGCCAAAACAATTTCTTTCATACTTTTATTGTAGCATTTTTTCACGTTTTTTCAATGCGGTTGTGGTTTTCCACTCATTTTCCACACTTTTTCGCATTATTTCCACAAGTTTTCCACAACTTTTTTATTGGGGTTTTATTGGGGTGGATTTCTGAGTTTTCCACATACCCTACTATTACAATAGAACTTAACTATTAGAATCTGATTAGCATATCACAAATCGTCAAAAACACAAGCATTTTTTTCTTGTATTTTTCACAACAAGTTTTCACTACCGTTTGTTGTGTAAAAGAGCCAAACGACGCGAAATAATGCGTTTTGACGTGGGTTTTGTGTTCCGGACGATTCCATGTTCATGTTTCGCCACAAAACGCCCAGAATCGCGGGAAAATGGCGAATTACGGGCATTTTCAACACAATGTGGTTGTGGTATAATTGAACCAAGCCAATTACCGAACTCCTTTCTTGCGTTCTTGGTGTTGCGGTAGTTGGCTTTCAATTTCCTTGTCGTCTAATGGTAGGACAAAAGGTTTTGGACCTTTCAATCGGGGTTCGAGTCCCTGCGAGGAAACCATGAACAAGAATTTTATTCACCAACCGGCGCAATCGTTCGCCGGATTTTTGATATTGTGTTTTGAAAACGGTTGTGCTATAATCGGAATTACAAACAACAAAGTCAAGAAAGGAGTATTGTATGTCAACAATAAATGAATCCGACGTCGTATTGGGACAAGGGTATTTGATTGTCATACCCGGTCGCGCGGATTCCGACATTGTGCGAACCGAGAAAAAATACGACCGGCATTTTATGGGCGAGGTCGTGCGGGCAAATGGCGGCGTGCTTAAACAACGCATTGAACACCGCGACATGGACAATAAAATCGAGAGCGTGGATTATTCATACGCAGAAGTCAAACGCGGCGACATTGTGTTCTACGACGATTCCGACGCCATTGAAACCCAAATGATTGTGGACGGCAAAAAGGAACGCGTGGAAATAATCGGCGTCATGTCTGTTGTCGCAATGGTCAATAAATCAAATTTGAAAGGGGGTGAACAATGAGCAAACCAACATACAACCGTTGTATCATGACCGGCGAAGACTTACGCGACGGGATTGACCGTGGCATGGCGGTCATATACGACGTGGCACGCACAGCATACGGCGTTCGTTCCGGTAATGTAATGATTGAAAACCGTGCTGACGCACCGACAATTTCGCATGACGGCGTTTCAAACATTGACGTATTGGAACGTAGCGACCCGATTGAGGACATGACGGTTGCGGTCGTCAAACAAGCGTCGCAACGCACGAACAAAACCGCTGGCGACGGCACAACATTGTCCGCGATTCTCGCATACCACCTATACAAACAAACCAAAGTCGCAATGGACAAAAACCATAAATCACCAATGATTATGGCGGAAAATATCAAATCCGCTGTTCCGGTGATTTTGGCGGCGATTGACAAACGCACCAAACGCAAATTGTCCGACAAATCATTGCGTGGCGTATGTGTCGTGTCCGCTGGCGACGAATCGTTGGGCGAAATGATATATGACGTGGTCAAAACCGTTGGCGAATTTGGCGGCGTGAACGTTGTGTATTCCGGCACGTCGTTTATTTCCACCGATATTGTAAACGGCATGTATATTGACGTTGGCGCAACCGCAACAACGTTCTTTAATGACCAGACGGACAAAAAATCGGTATTGGAAAATGTGCCGGTTGTGATTCTTGGTCATACCATTACACGCCAAGACGAATTGACACCAATTATTGAGAAATTACACGCCGCCGGTCATGACAAAGCCGTGATTTTCGGCAATATCATGAACGACGCGTTGACGTTCCTTGCCAAGTTCCCGAAACATATTTTGGACGTCATGGTTGTTGCGCCAAAATCCGCAGCGTTTGACAATGTATTGGAAGACGTAGCATTATACACGGACGGTAAGGTATTCCGTGGCGAAACAACCGATTGGACATTGGACGACATGGGCGGGGCAAAATCCGTTTCCGTCACTATGCGCGAAACAACCATTGTCGGCGGTCATGGTGAATCGTCCGACGCCTTGAAAAAGACGGTCGCCGAATTACAAAAACAACGTGAAAAATCTGACCCGGATTCACGTTTGGCGATTGAAAACCGTATCGCACGTTTGACCGCAAAGGTCGCAAACATATATGTTGGCGGTGCGTCCGAGGTTGAGAAAAAAGAGGTCAAATTGCGTATTGACGACGCCATTTGTGCCGCGAAATCCGCGTTGGCGGGTGGCGTGGTTGCCGGTGGTGGCGTATGTTTGCGCGATATTGGATTGGATTTGAACCTTGCGTATTTGGTTCAACCATACCGTGATTTATTGCGTAATGCCGGAGTCGCAGACGACGAAATCGTCAAAAAACGTGCCATTGGCGACGGTTTTGATTTGAAAACGCTGAAAGTCCGCAATATGGTTCGGGCAAATATCATTGACCCGGCAATCGTGATTCGTGAGGCTGTAATCAACTCGCACTCGGTCGTGGCGAAACTAATTACAACCAAAATGGCACTAACATTTGAGGACAGAACATGGAACTTTTAATCGTATGCTTGTGTTTTGGATTGTTGGCGGTAATCGCGGCAATGTTCCTATATCTTACGCGCATTGAAAAAATCGTCATGGATTTGGGATTGAAATGCGTGGAATTGGGCGAATCACATAAGGACGGATTGGCAAAATTGTCCATATCGGTTCAGCACCAATTCAATGATTTGGAAAAACGCGCCAACCCGCCGGCACATGTTTCCGACCCGTTCAAGGGTCAAAAACAAGTATTCCAATCAACCAAACACATTGTCGTCCCGAAAACACCGGACGAAATCCGGGCGCAAAACTTTGCGGAAATACAGAAAGGCGCGGAATATGGGAGTGTTGATTGACGGTAAGTATTATGCAGATAAAAGCGCGGCGGACGTCAAACGTCGCGCCCCTGCCATATCGCACCAACATGACATATACAGACGTTCTGCGGAATATCAAAAGTTTGACCGCGAGTTAATACAACCATATACCGCGGACGGGAAACCAAACCCGGAGTTTATCAAACATTACCCGGAAGAATCAAGGCAATATGGATTCATAAAGGACGACAAATGATATTCAAGGTATATTTCGTCGTTAAGGGCAAACAATACGTCAAATCGTTCAAAAAAATGTCCGACGCCGAAAATGCCAAACGGTATGTGCGAAAACGCGGCGCAACCGATATTGAAATCCGCGTGAGTATAGAAAGGAAATCAAATGAAAAAATTTAGATTACAACCACACGAAATCGGTTATTTGCGGTTAATGTATAGCGGTTTTGCCGGTATGGATTACGCCACCGCCAATGCCGAATTGAAAATGAAATCCCGCGCGGATTCCAAAATAATGAAAACGATTCGCGAGGTTCAAATCCAAACATTACGAGGGTTGGCGTCCGAATACATACGTGCGGCGTTAATCATGAAAAAATTATTGACCAATGACGACAAGGTGTTTTGCGTATTTGACCCGTCGCCGGAAAATAAAGACGGTGAGTGTATCGTAATGACAATGGACGAATATGCCGACCATTTGAAAAACGTTGACAAAAAATAGTCAATGGCAACAAAAACCCCGAAACAGTTTACATTTCGGGGATTTTTGATTATTCAGAAATCGGAACGTAGCGATAGCATTGTTTGATTTCTGTTTTGCCATTTTCGTAATATGTTTCAATCGCGAAACCTGGCTTTTCGTCTGGACGTTGGGTGTTGACCAATGGCTTATACCCGTAATCCTTTAATTGTTCGGTGGTAGGCGATACAATCGTTTCAACAATAATATCACCAACACGTTTTGTTAAGACCTCGCCAGCATAGGCGGCAATCTCATACTCGTTTTTGAATAAGTATAGTGTTTCGTCCATATTGTTTATCTCCTCACATACATTATAGCATAATTACACGTCCTCGCCAAATAATTGGCGGAACAATGTGCGTATATTTTGGCATGTGCGGTATGCGTTCAATTTTTCATTTGCGCCCAACCATGATTTTGTTTCGTTGCGTGCGTCGTCCAATGACATGCGCCCCTCGTCCACCAAATGCTTAAACTTTTTCATTTTCCGGCGTTGACGGGTGATATTATCACGGCTCGGTCGTTTGATTATTTTGCCGGTTTCGGTCAAATTGTATTTGATTTTCAAAAACGTGAATCCATGACGCAATTTGAATATCTGCGTCTTCTTCTCGTTAATAAACAACCCCAATTCGGCGGATTGCTCGCGGATTCCGCACAATATATCGCGCAAAACCTCTTTGTCGTGGTGGATTATGTAAATGTCGTCCATATATCGCCCATAATACTTACAACCACGGACGACCTTACAATATGTGTCAACACGTGTCGGGAAAAACACGCCGGCAACCTGTGATATTTGCGACCCAATGCCCATTGACTT